ATAAACCTTTGGTTTAAAATTCTATTGGAAATTTAAAAAAATAGAAGCAATCATGGATTGTATTAAAATTAAACCTATGATTTAATTTTGGTGAAATCAATTAAAAGGGAGATTTAACTTTGAATCCCATTAAATATGCTTTTGATGCTGTTGGTGGTCGATCTAAAGCAGCAGCGTTACTAAACCGTACATACATGGCCATGAGCAAGATGGAAAAACGAGGGGTATTACCAAGAACTGAATATACGGGCGAAACCAAATATGCCCAGATACTTGCAATTAATAGCGGTGGAAAGTTTACGGCTGAATGGCTACTTGAGAATGCTAAGCCAGAGTCGTCTATAGCATAACTGACCTCATGAACAAATATCAGTTTAGGAACAACCATGACCAAACAAAAGCCAAGTGCAAAAAAGACGGTGTGCATGCCGACACATTTATCTGAGCCTGTAGCTGAGCATGTGGCAAGGGAAGCATATGAACGAGGCTGGTCTAACAGCCAGTATTTAAGATGGTTAGCCATTCTGGATATGAAGCGTTGTGAAGATGACAAGAATCTTATGTCACAGGTATCTGGAATACCCAGAGAACGTTTTGATTTATATGAACAAAGAAAACAATCCGTTCGGAGAGAACGCAATAAAAAAGCCTGATGGTCAAGATCAGGCTTCTTAATTCACAAATTTAGGAACCCATGAATATGCAAACTAATTTATCAAATCAAACGTCCAAACACAACTTACAAGAGTTTTTAGTGGGTGATGTAGTGGTACTTACTGAAGAGTGCCGTAGTTTTAAATCAAATGATTTGTTTGAAGTCAAAAATAAAACCTTGACTAGTTTATGGACCATCAAATCAGAGAATCATTTGATTCTGGTTTCTTCAAAAGAAATCCGCACAGCAACAGTTGCTGAACTTAATGCCAAACGCCGACTAACAAGCGCTGAGCAAGCATTAGCGGAGGTGTCATGAGTACCTCTGAACAACAACAAAAGAATATTCAATCCTGGCATGAACCAGCATTAAGAACTTTGTCTGGTTTGTTGAAAAAACGAAAGGAAAATTTAGCTCGTCAAAACCGTGATGTAAATAACGCTGCCGTAACACGTGATGAGTTTATGCAAGCTTTGGTGGATCAACACGGAAAGCATGGTCTTTATCTGGTCCATGCTGGTCAAATCATTTCAAGTTTATATCGGGCTAAACGGATCCGTTATTTGGGCAGCACTTTTATTCAGATGAATGAAGGCGGTGAAGCATGAATACATTTGTTGATGCTACACGTTCTTTCAGAACTCAGTTTGATCTGAATTTCTCGGAAAAAATCATTGTTGATTTCTTTGCGGGCGGCGGTGGTGCAAGCACTGGTTTAGAAATGGGCTTAAACAGACCTGTTTATGTTGCTGTAAATCATAACCCTAAAGCTATTTCTATGCATGAAGCTAATCACCCCCATGCTAAGCATTATGTTCAAGATGTATTCGCAGTAGATCCAGTTGAAATATGCGATGGCTATCAAGTGGGTTGGTTTCATGCAAGCCCAGACTGTACACATCACTCGCAAGCCGCTGGTGGTCAACCACGTAAAAAAGAAATACGCGACCTTTCATGGGTGGTTCTTAAGTTCGCAGGCAAGGTTAAGCCCGACGTTATTAGTTTGGAAAATGTTGAGCAGATCCTTAATTGGGGTCCACTTATTGCTAAACGCGACAAGGTCACTGGACGTGTTATTACTTTAGAAAAAATCGAAGTGAACGGTAAAAAGGTGCATCGAGTTGCAGAACCTGGTGAACATGTACCAAGAAATAATCAGTTCTTAGTGCCAGATCCAAGAAAGAAGGGTAAAACTTGGCGCCACTTTGTGCGTAGTCTTCAACGACTTGGTTATGTTGTGGAATGGAAAAAGATTATAGCTGCTGACTATAGCGCTCCAACAATACGTAAACGTTTGTTCATGGTTGCACGTTGTGATGGACAATCAATCGTTTGGCCAGAAGCTACGCATGCAAAAAAACCTAAACGTGGTCAGAAAAAATGGCGTGAAGCAGCTGAGTGCATTGATTTTAGTGATTTGGGTAATTCTATCTTTGATCGCCCAAAACCTCTTGTTGATGCGACTTTGAGACGTGTTGCAAGAGGAATGAAAAAACTCGTACTTGATGCCAAAAAACCATACATCGTAAAAAATGCAGCACCATTTATTGGGCGTGACTTTAATACGAGTTTTGGTCATGCAATCTCCGAGCCATTAGGCACAACAACTGCTGGATATGGTGGACATAGTTCTCTAATCAGCCCAATCTTAGCTCCATTTTTAACAGAGTTTGCAAATGCATCACACCAACGGAATTGGGGCATTTTCGAGCCCTTAACAACGATATGCGCTCAAGTTAAGGGTGGTCATCATGCGTTAGTGGCACCAATGCTTGTACATGTAGGACATGGCGAAGGAACACCTGATAACCCACGATGGAGCCAAGGTTTTGACTGCATTAGTCAACCTTTAGGTACAGTAACAGCATCAGGTGCTCAACGTAACTTAGTTACAGCCTACATGATGCAGGCTAACGGTGGATTTAACGAAACGGCAGGTCACGATTTACGTGAACCGTTAACGACAATCACAAATAAAGGAAGCCAGCAGCAGTTAGTTACTGCCAAGTTGAGCAAAGATAACTATAAAGGCGCTCTTCGTGTAGCTGCATTTTTAATTAACTACTACGGCAATGGAGACGCAAGAAGTATCACTGAGCCAATGGATACGATCACTACTAAAGATCGTTTAGCCCTAGTTACTGTTTGGATCAAAGGTGAACCTTGGGCAATTGTTGATATCCGTATACGCATGCTTAAACCACGTGAGCTTTTTAGGGCGCAGGGGTTTCCAGATTCATACGTAATTGAATACGGGAGCGATGGAAAGCCTCTATCTAAAAAAGATCAAGTCTTTATGGTTGGTAACTCCGTTTCTCCATATCCAATGGCTGCTATCGCCAGAGCAAATAATCCATTTATTACGCAACAAATTAAGGGGGCCGCATGAATTATTACCAACACCATATTGGTGACTTTAACAATGCGACTCGCCACCTCAGTTTAATTGAGCGTGCGATTTACCGCGACTTATTAGACATGTATTACGACACGGAGAAGGCGATTGATGCATCAAGCATTGATCGTCTAGCACGTCGTTTGCAATGTACTTCCGAAGAGCAAAAAGAAGCTCTCAAATATGTACTTGATGAGTTTTTCATTCTTGAAGAAGGTGTTTATCGCAATAATCGTTGTGAACGAGAAATTGCTGAATATCACGGGAAAAAGAAACAAGCGAGTGAGGCTGGTAAAGCGTCTGCTGCAAAACGTGCAGCGAAAAAGAAAGGTTCGTCCAACAGTGGTTCATCAAAAGATGATCAATCGTCTAACGAAAATTCAACGGTCGTTGAAAATCCGTTAAACGAAGAACAAACGGGCGTGCAACCAACCAATAACCATAAACCATTAACCATTAACCAAGAACCAATTATTGATAGTAGTGGTAATACGCGTGGAGAAAATTCGCAATTAACTCCAATTCAATTTGCTCAGTATCAGATCGATGATCACAAGCGTTATTCAATGCGTGAATTCATTTCTGAATACAGCGAGTTTCAATACGATTTCATCTCACTTGCTCAACAAAGATTTGTTTCTGTACCTGAAATCGACTTGAAAACCATGATTCAAAATTTCGGTGACTGGTACTTTGCAAACGAATCAAGTTCGTTGAATACACCAAGCATCTGGTTGGTTAAGTGGTTCTCTTGGGTTCAAAACAACGAGAAACAAGTTGCTGCAAACCGCAAGAAACAAGAGCAAATCACTTCAACCGGTCAAAAACCACAAGAGTCGGGTTACTTCGCTAATCTTTTTGAAGAACAGAGCGAATCTCAAATCGTGGATGTAACCCCAGCAAAAAAGTTTCCAATGATTGAGGAGGTAGGTCATGCATGAGATTACCTTGAACGAAGTGCGTCAATTAATCGCTTCTCTTCGCACTGTTTACGCTGCTCAGTTCAATAAGCAATTTCCAGCAACAGGCGAAAGTGCAATTCCTCTGTCAGTGGTTGAGCAAATCGCACTTAAAACACTGGTTGGCGTTCAACAAAACCAATTTAACAACGCACTTGCTCGATTACTTACAGCAGGTGGACGCTTTATGCCGTCATTTGCCGAGTTTCGC